GAGTCTACCCGACAACACAAGCTGGCGCTGCATTGGCTTGGCAGGATACTGGTGTGTCAGACAGGCGTTTGACTGTGACCGCTTCTGCTGCCACAAACGCAGGCCTTGTTCGTTTTACAATTCTGTATCAGCAAAACAATAACCTTGCTTAATAGGAGGTTATTATGGCTGATGGCGATGTAAAGGCGTATAATTTTAATACAGGCGACACCCCCGCTTTAGTCGGCACATCTAGGGCTAGGATCAAAAACATCTTAGTTTATGGAACTGCTGTCACTGCTTTGACCTTGAAGAACGGATCCGCTACTGGGGCCACTCTTCTTGACATTACCGTTGCTGCCGGATGGAATGAAGTGTTCCTTCCTGACGATGGTATCTTAGCAAAAGACGGTGTGTTCTTTGCTGCTTTGACTGGTAGTGGAAGTAAAGTAACTCTTCTTTTAGCTTAAATTAGGAGATGTTTCTGTGCCTAGAAAAAAAGAAACGCCTATAAAAACGTCTGTTAAATCTGGCAATTTCCGCGCTACTAAAAAGGGCGCGGGAATGACCTCTAAGGGCGTTAAAGCTTACAGGGCTAAAAACCCCGGTAGCAAGCTCAAGACGGCAGTGACAGGCAAGGTGAAGCCCGGTAGCGCATCAGCTAAGCGGCGTAAGTCTTTCTGTGCGCGTTCTGCCGGTCAAATGAAGAAGTTTCCTAAAGCAGCAGCTAATCCTAATAGCCGTCTAAGGCAGGCCCGTAAAAGGTGGAAGTGTTAATGACTGAAGCGGTTGAAGTTACACTTGCTAGACTTGAAGAGCGCATAAAGACGCTTTCTAGTGAGGTTAGGCACGTTCATGAAGAGGTTTCAGATCTAAAAGCTCAGGCTAATAGATGGAAGGGAGCGTTCTGGGTAATTATGGCTGTAGGTGGTGCTGTGGGCGCACTAGCTCATTTATTTATTGGGTGGATGAAATGACTATATCTAGGGCTTCTATGGGAAGCCAGATGAAGGGTAATAGAATGAAAAAAACTAAAAAAATGAAAGGTGGGGGAAACACGCTCGAAAACCTTTCGCCAGCTTACAGTTTAATGAAGGGCAAGGGGCTTCCAAATGATCTGATCAAGGGTGGCGGCGTTATGGGCGCTTTGGCAAAGGCTATGGAAAAAAATAAGAGTAGTGGCGCCCCCACTCAAGAAGCCCAGCAGGCCGGTTCAGGTATGGGCGCAACGCCAATGCAGGGAATGACGCCTATGAAAAAAGGTGGCGCTGTTAAGAAGAAGCGTGACGGTATTGCTATTAAGGGTAAAACAAAAGGGCGTGTTTGCTAATGCTTAAAACTTACAAGGGTAAGAAGGCTCCTGCGGGATATCACTTTATGCCCAATGGTAAGTTAATGAAGGATTCCGCACACAAAAAGTCTGGCGGCTCAGTTAAGCGTAACTACAAGGGCGAATACAAAAACTATCAGTCAACGACTGAGCAGAAAAAGCGCCGCGCAAGCAGAAACACAGCTAGAAGCAAGATGCTTGCCTCTGGTAAGGTAAAAAAGGGTGATGGTAAAGATGTCGCTCATAGAAACGGGAACCCAAAAGATAATAGAAAGTCGAATCTCAAAGTTGTCTCCGCCTCAAAGAACAGGTCTTACAAAAGAACAAAGACCGCAGGAAAAGTTAGCCGCAAGGCCTAGATGCCCAAGGTGCGGTAACAGGTTAAGGACAATTTATGTTCACGGTCACGAACAATGCATAGAGTGTGACCAAGTTATAGATGACTGCTGTCAAGGAGAGGTATCATGCGAGCAGCAAAAATGATGTGTGGTCAGCGTAAGCGGCCTGTAGCTTTGAAGGGCGGGGGAAACCCTGTTGCAAAAACTTTAGCAAGTCCCGCTCTAAAGCCAAAGGTTGTAAAGCCAAAGAAGGGTAAGGGAGCTTACACAAGGAAGGGCAAGGCTCTTCCTATGTCTTCTGGGGGAAAAACAAAATCGACCGTTAACAAGGCTGGAAACTACACTAAACCAACCATGCGTAAGAGCCTATTTAACAAAATCAAGGCTGGCGGCAAGGGGGGTTCTCCCGGTCAGTGGTCAGCTCGCAAGGCACAAATGCTGGCGCAGCAATACAAGAAAGCAGGCGGCGGGTATCGTGATTAAGTTTTTGCTCGTTGTCTATAACAAAAGGGAGATCAGTCAACATAACGGCAATCTGTAAGCCAGTGCCGAAATAGGAAATGACATGATCGCAGAAACCTTAGCTGGTATAGCCCTTTTTAAAAGTGCTGTTAGTGGAATAAAAAGCGCCATAGGAACGGCAAATGATATTGGTGATATAGCCGGATTTATAGATAATCTGTTTGAGGGTGAGAAGCAGGTTCAAAAGGAAAGAAACAAAAAATCCGGTGTTAGTATAGGCGACCAATTTGGCGTTAAGTCAGTCGCCACAGAAGTAATAAACGCTAAGCTCGCAAAAGAGCAGATGCAAGAGATTGCCACTATGGTGGACATGCGCTTTGGACATGGCACTTGGCGTGGTATAGTTGATGAAAGAGCAAAAAGAATACAAGAGGCTAAGCAAGCTGAGATGGCTAGGCGCAGAGCGGCTGCTTTGAGGCATAATGAAATGATTGAGAATGCAAAAGTTGGGATTACAGTATTTTTTTTAGTTGTTGTTGTTGTGGGTCTTCTGGGTGCTGCAATGGCGTTGAGTAGGTAGGGAGTGGTACAATGCCTTTGAAGAGTTCGCAAAAAAGCTTGAAGTCTTGGACAAAGCAAAAATGGAGAACGAAGAGTGGCAAGCCCTCCACACAAGGGTCAAAAGCAACCGGAGAACGTTATCTACCGGCATCAGCTATTAAAGCCCTCTCACCTAAGGAGTACGCGGCCACCACCGCTGCTAAAAGAAAAGGAACTAAGGCTGGTAAGCAGTTCGTCAAGCAGCCTAAAAATATACGAGCGAAAGTAAAGCCGCATAGGAAGGTCAAGTAATGGCTGTAATAACACCTGATTTACCTGAGATATTTGAAGAGGCGTTTGAACGCGCTGGACTTCAGATGCAAACAGGATACGACCTAAAGACTGCGCGGCGTAGTTTAAACCTATTAACATTGGAATGGCAAAATCGTGGACTTAACCTCTGGACTATCGACTCTGGGACACAAGCTCTCACAGCAGGCACAGCGACTTATCAAATGCCTGCGGACACTATTGACCTTATTGAACACCAAGTTCGTACAGGCTCTGGGACAGAGCAAGTCGATACTAGCTTGGAGCGTATCAGTGTCTCAAGTTATGCTCAGCAAAGCGTTAAAAATTTGCAAGGACGGCCTTCTCAAATTTTTGTTGATCGTCAAGCAACGGCTGTCAATGTTACTTTGTGGCCTGTGCCGGATTCTAGCTCGTATACTTTATCGTATTTCCGCTTACGCGGAATCAATGGCGTCTCGTCTGGAATAGGAACGACCGCTGATGTGCCGCCAAGGTTTGTGCCTTGTCTTGCGGCTGGTATGGCGTATTACATAGCCATGAAGAAACCTGAGGTTGCGGCTCGTGTGGGACCGCTTAAACAAGAGTATGAGTTCCAGTTTGAGTTGGCAGCAGCCGAGGATACTGACTCATCATCAATCAAGTTCGTGCCATACGACACGTTTTACCTAGGAGGGTAATATGGCTGTAAAAAACAAAGATAAAAACAGCACTTTTTCAAGATTGCGTTATTTAGATAAACAAATGGCTAATCCAAACCTTTCTCAAAAAGAGATAAAAATTCTAAAGATGAGAGAGCAAAACCTTATGGATATGTTAGAAGATGGTCAGGATACTTTTAGCAAAGGCGGCAAGGTTATGAAAAAGGGCGAAAAGATGCCACTTCCAAAGGCAAAGCCCCGGCATGCAAACCCAAAGCACCCAATGAATACTGAGCGCACCGGTCCACTTCGTAAAGCTGCTGGTGGAAAACTTAAAATGGTAGAGAAGGGTGAAAAGAAAGTCCCATTCTTTGCCGCAGACGGAAAAGGAAAAATGGCTATGGGCGGTATGATGAAGAAAAAGGGTTACGCCAAAGGCGGGGCTGTAAAGGTCGGGGAAAAGGGAACAGCAAAAACTCTTTCTCAAATTGCAAAGCAAAATGGCGTTACCTTAAAGGCTTTGCTGGGCGCTAACCCAAGCATTAAAAACGCCAATAAGATCCGCTTAGGCCAATCTATTAAGCTTCCCACTAACATGGCAGGGTCTAAGTCTTCTAATCCATATGCAGGCATACAGCGCGGTCAAATGGCTGACATGGATGTTAAGAACAAGTCAGAAAAGCGTCAGCGTACAGCGACTCGCTCAATGCAGAGTCAAGTTAAGCAAGGTGGCAGCAGGATGACGCCAACGCCAAGCAAGGCAGCGGCCACTAAAGAAAGCAAGTCAGGACGCGAGGCAATGCTGGCTAAGGCCCGTAAGTTGCGTGATAGCAAACAAGCTGCAAAGCCCACTGGGAAAACATTAGCAAACACACCTAAATCAGGCGCTGCCAAGGTTGCTGAAACTCGCATGGCTAGGCTTGCTAACAAAAACAAAACAGCCCGTAGAGCAGGCGGCGGTATGATGAAAAAGGGTATGGCTAAAGGTGGTGTAATGCGCGGTACTGGTGCGGCCACAAAAGGTAAGCGGTTTGGACTTTCTGGCTAATGGCGTTTACTAGAGGGAAACACGCTTTTGGCTTTTGTGATAGAACCGGCTTTAGGTACAAATTAACTGACCTAGTCGATGAAGTTCAAAATGGCACTAGAACGGGCTTTAGAGTTGGCAAGGATGTGGTCGATCCAGATCATCCCCAAAACTTTCTAGGCCGTGTGCGTACCAATGACCCTCAGTCCTTGCTTAACCCAAGGCCGGAACGACTCAAGGAGTCTGTAACTATAACATTCCCAACGTTTGATGTTACGACATTGACTAGGATTAATGTTGGGTTTGGCGTTGGTAGAGCGGGTCAGCTTGTAACTGATGGTACTGTTGGCCCTGTTGTTACAGTGTCTCTTACAGGGGTTTCTGGAACTGGAGCTGTAGGCTCTTTAAGTCTGTTAACTGTAACAAACTACACAGTTACCGTTGCTTCTGGAACCAATTCATACGGAACCGGAAACAAATACTATGTTGCTGGCCTTTCAGGGGCCTCTCCAACGCTTACATTAAGCGAAGGCTCTACATACAAGTTTGACCAGTCTGACAACAGTAATTCAGGTCATCCATTTAGATTCTCCACTACAGCTAACGGCACTCATGGGGGAGGATCACAGTACACAACCGGCGTAACGACAAGCGGTACTCCGGGTTCATCTGGGGCTTATACGCAGATCACAGTGGCTAGTGGAGCGCCTACACTGTATTATTACTGCACAATTCATAGCGGAATGGGCGGTCTAGCCAACACCCCGTAGGAGTATAAAA